CTCGAGAGAGCGCCGGGCCCGCTTCCAGTCGCCTGTGACGCTCGCGCCTGGCATCAGGTCGATGCTCCCATCGCCTGCTGGCGGTCCACCATGCGCAGCACCAGGAGTTGGCGCTTCGGGCGACGCAGCGAGAGGCCGAACGACTCCTGCCGCATCTCGGCCACGAACAGGCCAGGCGGGTTGCGGATCGATTGCACGAGCCCGCCGCGCTGGTCGTAGATCGCGCCCAGGCGGTCGCCGTGCCGCAGCGTCGGCGCGCCCGTGTCGTCCAGCAGCCCGAGCCTCTTCAGATCGTCGAAGTGGAGCGTGATCGCAGTGTCGGTCCGCGGGCTCGCGCCGGCGTCGAACATGCGGAGCGCGTCCCACACCTCTGGCTCCACCTGGCACGGGATCTTCAGCGGCGCCAGCTCGCGGCGGATCGGCTGCGCGACCGCCTTCCCTTCTGGCACCTCGAGCCTGGGCTCTTGGAAGTCATCGTCGAAGCCGCCGGCCGGCGCTGGCCCGCCTTCGTCCGGATCGACCTCGGCCATTGCCTCGGGGTCGACGCGGTAGATCCAGGCGACGAACTTGAAGATCAAGCCGCCGGGCTTCATACGCTACCCAGGCCCATCGGCTTGGCGAAGCGCAGCAGGATCTGATCGATCTCCGCGTCGCCGGTGTACGGGGCGTCGCCGGCGGCCGGATCGCGGAAGTCCACCGACTGCGTCTTGGTGCGCATGCTCTTGACGCGGTGGGCGTCGCGCGCGGCGTCGTCCTCCGCGAGCTTCCCGACGCGCTTGAGCACGATCAGCATGCACGCGCGGCGGATGCCCCTGGGCACGCGGCCTTGGTCGCTGCCGTCCGCCTCGCGGTATCCGAACGTGCCCTCGATGACCACGTTCCGCCGGCCAGCGTCCCAGCCACCTTCGATCTGGACCGCCGGGCCTTCGTCGTACGAACCGGACGGCACGGGCGATGGCCCGACGAGGTCAACGTCGTCCGGGTCGATCTCGGTGCCGAAGATCGTGACGTTCGTCAGCTCCAGCGCCGGCGCCGGCAGCGCGAGCGTGGTGGTCCCGCGCCCGTTGAGCGTCAGCGTCCGTTCCTGCACGTCGAACCACCATCCGGTCCACTCGTCGATCTCGGCGGTGGCCTCTTCGATCAGCAGCGCGAGACGGTCGTCGTCGGCTTCAGCGTCGGTGACGCCCTCCGCGCGCATGTCTGCGATGGTGCAGTACGCCCGTGCGCCAGGCTCCGCGGGCCCGCCGCCGGCGGCAACGGACGAAGCGGTGAACCTCGCCCGGTAGACCTGGCGGCCTTCCGAGTAGGTGATCTCGATCTCGTACAGATCGGCGGGCTCGTCGAACGTCCACGCCGCGGCGTACTCGCCTGCGGCCCCGTCGATCTCGGTGATCGTGACGTCGAGGCCATCGAAGACCGCGGCGTCTTTGAAGACCAGGATCGTGAAGTCATCCTGGCCCAGGCCGGGCACCTTGTCCAAGTCGCCGTCGTAGACCGGGAAGTGGTCGCGGATCTGCCTCCCGGTCTGGACGCTGCGGATGGACATGGCTGCTCCGTGCTGTGTCAGCCCTCGGCGTTGCCAGCGGGCGCCGGCTGATCGGGCTTCTGCCCGCCGCCGGCCTTGGCCGCGCGCTTCTCGTCGCGGGCGCTGCGCACCTCGCCCGTCTCGACCACCGGCTGCGCCGACCGCTTGGGCGCGGCCTCGCTGAAAGGCTTGTCCGAGACGTCGAACGCCAGCGCCTCCTTTTCGCTCTGGTTCACGACGCCCCTGAGCTTCTCCCCGATCTCTTCGGGCACATCGAGCGCCGGGCCGCCTGCGACGAAATGGAACTTCCCGATGGTGTAGGTGCGCATGAGGCACCCGCGCTTCGGGTCGTGTGGCTTGAGGCGGGCGTACATGATCTTGACGGCCATGGAATCTCCCAGGTGGGTTGGGCGGTGGTGTGCGGGCGCTCATCGCCAGCGCCCGCACACTACACCATGTCGGCTCAGGAGTTGAGCACCTCGGAGCCGAGGACGACGGCGTCCGGCACCGCGATCTTCACGTCCAGCCGCAGCGTGACGATGAAGCTGGTCGCGCCCTCGCGCTTGTCGCGGTCCACCTCGACGCGGACCTGGCGCCAGAAGCCGACCACGATGTCCTTCGGGTTGCAGAGCAAGATCGAGGTCTGGTTGCCGCCGCCGCCCTGCTCGTCGGGCATCATGCCGACCGCGATGATGGGCACGCCGCGGAACTTCACCGGCTCGTTGCCCTGCAGGACCGCGTCGCCGTAGGCCGTCTCGCGATCGTCGAAGAGCTTCCGGAAGTCGTCCTCGCAGTTGTACGAGGTCAGGAACTCGTACTTGTCGCGGTACTTCTTGAAGTTCTTCGGGATCGCCCGAAGCATCGACGAGAGGTCGTCGAAGTTCACCCGGCTGTTGTTGAAGTCCACCGGGTGCGCGGTGGCCTGCTTCAGCACGCCGTCGAGCTGGGCCAGGTAGTCGTCGCCGGACGCGGTGTCGCCCTGGAGCAGCAGCTCGTCGATGTCGCGGGACACCGCCTCGGGGATGAGCTGCATGACGATGTTCTGGAAGTTGCCCGACTCGATGTTGTCCTCGAGCACCTCGTCCGGGATGCGGACCTCGCCCTTGAACAGCTTGGAGTCGAGCTCCACGAAGCCCAGGTCGGGCTTGGCGCGCTGGCCGTCCGGCAACTGAGTGCTCGGCGTGCCCGGGCGCAGCACGCGCTGGCTCAGCCCGATCCGCGAGTGGCGCTCCTTCTGCGCGGCCATCGGCTTCACCGTGCACCGCTTCATGAAGTTGCTGTCGATGATCGACGTGCGGATGAACTGCTTGGCGTTCGCGGGAGTCAGCGCGCCCCCGCCGTCCGTCAGCTCCTGAAGACCGAGATCCGCCTTCGCGATCAGGTCTCGATTCTCGATGGGCATTTTCGCCGCTCCTGTGGTGTCGCCGGGTTCACCCCGGGCCGTGGGTCCTACTTGCTGCGCGCCATGTCTTCGGGCCAGGAATCGTCGTCGGCCTTGCTCGTGCCGCTGCGCTGGCCTGCCGGCGCGCTGCTGTTCGGCGCCTGGGTGCTCTTCTCGACCTTCGCCAGGCGGGCGGACACGTCGCCCAGGGCCTTGGTGACCCCTGCGAGCTTCTCGTCCTTCGCCTTTTCCGCGTCGGCCTCTTCCTTGGCCTTCTTCTTGGCATCGGCGTCGTCCTGCTGCGCCTTCTCCAGCTTCCCGAGCCGGTCGGAAACGTCGCCGATCGACTTGGTGACGCCGGCGAGCGCATCGAGAACCTTCTCGAGATCGGCGTCCGGCTTGCCGGCCTTCTTCTCGGGCTCGACGCCCGCGGCCTTCTGGACCGAGATCAGCGCGCGCTTCGCGTCGATCCGCTGCGCGGCCTTGGCCACCTCGGCGGCTTCGCCCGCGGCATTCTCGATGGTGGCGCCGTCCGCCTTGGCCAGCTTGACCACGGCCATCTCGTCGCGCGCGCGCCACAGCACCGAGGACATGGCGTCGAGCGTGGCCATCGCCTCGTTCATGTCGAGGGAGTCCACCGAGCCCAGGAGCTTCTCCGCGCCTGCGACGAGCGCGGCCTTCTTCTCGGCCAGGAGCTGCAGATGCTGCGACGCGGCCTTCTTGACCTCGTCATCCTCGTCATCCTCGGCGGGATCGTTCTTCTTGGCTTCGGCAGCGGCGCGGATGTTCTTGCACATCGCGCAGTCGCAGTTGGCGGGGTGGTTCGGCGCGCCGGCGGCCTTCGCCTTCTCGGCGTCTTCCTTCTCCTTCGCCTTGCGGGCGGTCTCTTCGTCCGCCTCCTGCTTGGCTTTGGCCGCCTTCTCGGCTTCTTCCGCGTCGCGCGCGGCCTTCGCAGCGGCTTCGTCGTCGGCTGCCTTCTTGGCGGCGACCGCGTCGTCCTCCTGCTTCTTCTTGGCCTTGGCCTCTTCTTCGGCCTTGCGCTCTTCGTCGGTCATGCCGTCCTCGCTCTTGATGATGATGAACCGCCGCTTGTTCGCAGCGCGGTCCACAGCCGACACCTCCTCGACCTCGATGTCGGTGAGGCGATTCTGTGCGAGCGCGCCCGGCTTGACAATCCCGTCGAGGTCCGCCTTGCTGATCGCGCTCTTGGAGACGCAGTCCCCGGCTTTGACCGGCGTCTTGACCGCCGATCCTCCGATGGAGAACCCGGTCACCTTGCCATCCTCGATGTCCGCCCACAGCGCGGCGTCGAGGATCTGCCAGCGCATCAGCCAGGTGCCATTCTTGATCTTCCTGCCCTCGACCACCATGTCGGCGGGAGCGCAGTAGCTCTCGATGATGCGGACACCCTTGAGCGTCAGCCGGTTCTTGTGCTGACGGCCCGCGTGGTCTGCCTGGCCCTCTTCGGCTGTGACCTCGTTGAACTTCCGGCAGGCGGCTTCGACCTCTTCGACCGAGTACGTGTCGAGCTGGGCGTCGACGTCGTCGGGGATCAGGACTTCGCCGAAGACCTCGTGCGGCACTTCGCCGCGATCTGCCTTCTCGACGCGGTGGAACTTCCACTCGATGGCCAGCTCGTTCTTGACCGCGCTGGTGCGCCCCGCCTCGTCGAGCTCGACCAGGTCCTCGCCATCCGCCTTGCGCACGCCGAAGTTGCTGACGAACAGGCGCGTGGCCTGCTTGCCGCCGCCCGTGCCGGACGCCTCGTTGATGGCCATGCGGAAGACCCGTCCCACGGACTTGAAGGCCTTCGTGTGCTCCGGGTTGTCGTTCACCACCGCGATGAACTTTCCCTTGATCGTCTTCAGCACCTCGACGAAGTCGTGGATGTCCACCGCCTTCGACTTGTCGAACCACTCGCCGGGGTACGGCGGATCGATGAAGAAGAACGTGTCCGGCCCGTCGTACTTCTTGATCGTGGCCTTGTAGTCGGACTTGACGACCGTCACGTCCTTCATGCGGGCCGCGGCCTTCAAGAACTTCTCGGGGTTCGGCCCTGCCTGGCCCTCGCGCGCGCCGGCCATGTGCGTGGCGTCGGGGCGGGCATCCCGCCCCATCGTCCGGCGGTAAACCAGCTTGAAGAACCGCTCGTCGTCGCTCTTCGGCGAGAGCTTCAGCACGCGCTGCCAGTTGGCCTGGCTGCCGGACCAGTCGAACTTCTTCAGGCGCTCGACGGTGGCATCGCTGATCTTCTGGACGAACTTGTGGAGGAACACCACGTCGTCGTCCATGTCCGCGATGATCTCTTCGTCGGACGGTTCCTTGCGGTAGAGCACCGCGGCTGCGCCGGCGAACGGCTCCACGTACCGCTTGTGCGCGGGGATCTTCTTGGCCAGGCGCTCGGCGTAGCGGAACGATCCGCCGAACGTGCCGAACGGCTGGCGCTTCTCGATCTCGGCCTTCTCGACGTCGTCCCAGGCCTCGTCCACCTCGGGCTCGTAGTCCTTGATCACCCAGCCGTCCGCTTCGAGCGCGCCGATGGCCTTCTTCGTCGCTTCGCTGAGCGGGTAGTTCGAGGCGAGCAGCGTTGAGAGCACCTTCGGCCCGCCGACGCCCTTCATCGAACCGATGGTGCGCGGCGGGCGGATGGTCTTGGCGACCCAACCCTTCTGCGAGCGGACGTTCTTCGGCAGCGGGCCGCGGATGCCGCAGGTCAGCAGGAACTTGCCCTTGATGGACTTGAGGACGTCGAAGAACTTCTCGTCGTCGAACTGGTCCTCCTTCACCGCGGCGTTGTACCCGGTGTAGGGCGGGTCCAGGTAGAACAGCGTGCTCTTCCCGTCGAAGTCCTTGACGACCTGCGCGTAGTCGCCGCTGCGCACGGTGAGCTTCTTGACGCGCGCGAGCTGCTTCTCGAGGCGGTCGACGACCTTCGGCGTCTGGCCTTCGCTCGACGGGTCCATCGACCGCTTGCGCATCGACCCGTAGGAGTGCGCGGCCAGGTAGAGGAACTTGTGGAGCTTCTCGATGTCGCCGGTGGGCTTCGAGTCGTAGACCCGCTCGAACGCGGCCTTCGACCCCTTCCACTCCATGCCGCGGAGCTTCTTCAGCCCGTCCGGGGTGAGCCCCTTGATCGTCTTGTAGGCGTGCGCGATGTCCGGGTCGAGGTCATTGACGACCTCATTCTCTGCGGGCTCCTTCGCGAAGAGGACCGAACCAGCACCGGCGAATGGCTCGACGTAGGTCTCGTGAGGCGGGAGCATCTTGACGAGCCTGGGGGCCAAGCGCGCCTTGCCAGCCGGGCTCCCCCAAATCGCCGCCTTCTCGACCGCCGACTTCACCGCCACATCGATGGCGAGATCGTCCGGCCAGAAGTCTGTCCCGCCCTGGTCCATCGATCAGCCGCGAGCCAGATCCATCGGCCAACCGCCGGCCGCCTTCTCCTGCTGCTCGCGCTTGGCCTTCTTCTCGGCCTCCGCGTCGGCCTCTTCCTTGGCCTTGCGCGTCTTCTCGGCTTCCTCGTCCTGCTTGGCCTTGGCGAGGCGCTTCTCCTCGTCGTCCATCGCGGGATCGCCCGGCTTCTTGCCCGCCTTGCGGACGTTGCCGGCGCTGGCCTCGAGGGCCTTGGCGAGCTTCTCCTGGTCATCGGGGGACAGGTCCTTCGCCTTCTCCTCGAGATCGCGCAGGGATTTTTCGACTTCCTTCACGGCGGCGCCTCCGGGGCTGTGTCCAGCGGAATGTATATCAGGGCCAACATGGCGTTGCACAGGGCATTTCGAGAGCGCGCCTTCGAAGCCTCGGGCGGAAAACCCGTTGCGATCCAGCCACAGCTTCGCATCGCGCTCGCTCCAGACCGACCGATCGAACCGGACGCTCTGGATCTCTGCGTCGCCGGTCGCGCGGACGACGCCGTAGATCGCATCGACGCCGGCGGGCCATCCGTTCGGGTGCGACCGCCTGAACCTGGAGTAGCGTCGCGGGTCCGGCGGCGTCTGGCGGGCGGCGTGCTCGCTCGGGTACGGCTTGCCGACCGGCGACGCTGCTTTCGCCATGTCCTCGGGCCATGCCTCGACCTGGCCGTCGTCCTGCCCGAGCCCGCAGAACGACGACGGTCGCCCGAGCACCCACACCGAGGCGACGCGCGCGGTGAACGACCCTGCCGGCACGGGCCCGTCCCAGCGGTCGCCCTTCGGCATGTAGGCGATGGTGGCGTGCGGGGTGTAGTCCGGGTGCGTCTGATCAGCGCCGATGCCGCAGCCGCGGATCGACAACAGCAGCCGCTCGCGGAGCTGCATCAGATCGGGCGATTCGACGCCGGCCCAGGCCACGCTCTGGTCGTCGTGGTCGAAGTGACCGAGCCCGCCCACCTTCACTTCGAACGGCTGGAACAGTCCGCAGACGTCTCGGACGATCCGCTCTGCGAGGTCGAGCCGCGCTCGGTCCATCGTCGCGTAGACGACTGTGATGTGCGGCGGCATCTGCTGGTCGACGTCCGGCGCGTCCTGCGGCGGGAACTGCCTGGCCAGCGATGGCGGGAGCATCACCGCGACGCAGATCGATCCATCTTCCGCCTGGTCCTTCTCGACATCTGCCAGGATGCGATCCACCCACGCGCGGCACACGTCGCCGCCGAGCATACGCCATGTGGGCTGCTGGCCGTCGTAGGCGGTCCGCCTGGCGAAGAAGCTGGCCAGCCGGTGCAGGTCTTCCAGCGGGATGCGTTCACGATCGGCCAGCGCCCGAGCGATCTTGCCCAGGCGCCCAGGCCCTGGGCGGACAGCGCCGGCCACCGCCTGCGGCGGGATGAACGTCTGGCCTGCCACGGCTACACCGGCACCGTCGTCGATCGGCAGAGCCCGTGGTATGGTGGGAAGCCCAGGCCCAGTGATGCCAGTTCGGCGGACGACCTGCCCCTGGAGAACTCGCCGACGTCGTCGCGGTTGCCGAAACCAGACCGCTCCACGACTGCCACCGCGCGCCGCCCGTCCTGGTGGTTGACGTAGATCATCTCTCGGCCCTGGCCGTCCTTCGCGATCCGGCCCCACGGCGCGACCTTCTTGATCAGCTCCGGATCGCTGATCCGCTCCTGGCGCTCGAACGCGTCGAGGCCCTGGCGCACCGAGAACGTCTTCCCGTTCAGGTACCGGCAGATCTGCGTGGTGCGCTCGTCGAGCATCGCGACGATCTCGTACTCATCGATCCCGGCCTCTGCATAGCCGCTGAGCTGCGAGAACGACCGGCCACGCCCGACGAACGCGCCGGCGATAACCTCCCAGTAGAAGTTGGAGCGCCCCTCGATCTTCCCGCGCGCCGCCGCCTCGAGCTCGTCCGCGAGCTCGGCCCGGCCTGCGCCACGCTCGACGCCGGCCTCGATGATGCGCTTGGCCTCTTCGCCGAACGCCTCGTTGCGCTCGCGGTACTCGTTGGTGACGAAGTTGCCGGTGCTCTTCACGAGGTGGTCGGAGATCCGATTGTCCATCGCGTTCCAGTTCGCGCCGATGGTCACACCGCGGCCGCGCAACGAGTCCCGCGTGGTCTCGATCACGTCGTGCGCGCGGACCTCGAGCGTCGTCTCGATCTTCGTCGGGACGAGGTCCATGTGCCGCCCGGCGTCTTCCATCGCCCGGTTCACGAGCCTGCGCCGGCTGTCGCGATCGGTCTTGCTCCAGTCCACGTCCAGCGTGGCCAGGGCGGCTCGAACTGCCGCCGCTTCCTGCTCCCGGGTCTTGCCGCGGAGCTTCTCTGCCATCGCCCCGACGAACCGGTCGAAGCCGGCCTTGTTCGAGATGTCGAGGCCTGCCTTGCGCAGCTCGACGAGCCCGTAGCACCGCTCCAGCAGGACGCGGGAGACGTGCGCGGCCTGGCCGACGAGATCAAGATCGGCAGCAGCTACGCACACGGCTCGTCTCCGCGATGGCGCACTGGTTGACCTTCACATCGTTGCCGCACTTCGCGCAGCAGACGATCTTCTCGAACCGGACATGGCCGTCTGCCTCGACGATCCCGCCCGCATCGCGGGTGACCATGGTGACCCAATCGCACCCGGGCTGAGGGCAGATCAGCCGGTAGAACGCGAGCCCGACCCGGGTGTCTCGCGGCAGGCGCACCAGATGCGAAGGGCTGGCCTCGAGCATCACCGCTCCAGGCGCTTCGAGACGCCGTCGAGCAGGTAGCTGACCGCGGCGCCGGCGAACGCCCAGGTCACCGCTGGCGGCAGGTGCTCGAAGACGAGCCAGCCCGCCCAGCCTGCGTGGAACCCGGTGCAGAAGAGGCAGGAGAACAGCGAGTTGAAGAACCACCGCGCGAGGCCCTGGCTCTTCAGATCAGGCGCGCCCCACAGCCGCCGCTCGAGGCCGATCAGCCGGAAGACCAGCGGCGCGGCCTTCTGGCTCGCGCCGAAGGCGATCCCGTAGATCGCCAGGATCTGGACGATCACCATCCTCGAGAGCCCCCCTTCGCAGACTGGGTCGTCGTGCCCGCGGCCTGCGCATGGATCGTGCGCTCAGGCGCGCGTGCTTCGTAGACGCGGCAGTCGCACGAGCCGGTCGCCGCGGCGGTCAACGCGGCCTTCGGAGAAGCGATGTCCACAGTCCCGCTGCCGTCGCAGTCGATGCCCAGGTCGAGCGGACCGTTGGCCGAGTTCAGGTAGTTCTCGATGAGCTGCGCGATCTGCGCATCAGACCCATCGGGGCTCCACCCTGCCCGCCGGCCCAGCTCTGCGCGGATGAGGATGCGCAGCGCCGTGCCGAACGGGACGATGACGTGATTGCCTGGCGGTGGGACGGTGCCTGCCACGGAGGGCAGAGTACGCGAGGCGGGATGCCGGCGAAAGAGCGGCGCGGTTGCCCGCGCCAGCTCTTACACCTGCGTCGGGGGCTGGATGTGCAGATCGACGGGGACGACGCGGTCCACGCCGGCGCCGCTGCCCTGGTTGGCGTTGCCGGCGACCTTGCCCTTCGAGTAGCCGATCACCGTGTAGAACGCGGCGTCGCCCGGGGCGCCGGTCTGGCCCGGGCGCGTGACGCGGCCGTCCTGGGCGGTGGACGCGATCAGCAGATCGTTGATGTCCACCGCGACGTTGTCCTCGATGAGCAGCGCGTTGCAGTGCCCCTCGGTGACCGCCTTGTCGCCCGTGCGCCAGACGCCGTTGATCTGCGCCAGGGCGAACGAGCCGCCCGAGCTGCAGTCCGGCAGCCGCACCTTCATCGCGTCGCCCTCGTTGACCATCACGAAGAGGGCGTTGTTCACCGCGGCGGATGCCGCGGCCTGGTCGTAGCCGGCGTGCAGGCGCTCGGCCGCCGCGCCCAGGGTGTGGTCCTGCACGTTGGACCACTCGGCGCCGTCGTACTCGAGGTGGTCGAACTCGGCCAAGTCCGCCAGGGCGACGTCGCTCAGCTCGTCGAGCTCGGTCGCACCGGAGACGACGCCCGCGATCTCGCCATCGATGTAGGCCTTGATCGCCTTGGCGCTGGCCAGCGTGTCGTCGGCGCCGGACACCTCGGAGAGGTCCGTGTCGATGCTCGTGATGGCGGTCGAGCCGTTGATCACCAGGCTCGCGAACGAGCCCTTGCCGGACGAGTCCACGAACGCCATCTCGGAGTCGTTGTGACGGAACGACACCTTGCTGGCGCCGCCGCCCATGCCCATCGAGAGGAAGACGCCGCCGCCGGTGGACTTGATCGTCACGTCCCCGCCGGTGTTGTGCAGCATCGATGAGAAGACGGTCCCGGCGCGGATCGGCAGGTACGCCTGGATCGTGGCCGCGGCCGCGCCCGGGTCGGAGAGCGTGGCGATGAAGCCGAACTCGTCCGCGCTCTCGTCGTAGATCCACCCGACGAACGGGCGATTGTAGATCGAGAATGGAACCTGCCCGGGGGCGGTCACCGACAGCGTGGCGCCTGCCTGAACGTCAGCATAGTTGGTGTCCGCATTCAGGCTGGTCTGACTCGCGATGGAGCTGACCACCTTGGTCACACCACCGATGACGATGGTGTCTCCCACCGCCAGCTCGTCCTGGAACGCCGTGCCGACGCCGGTGACGGTCGGGCTGCCGTTGGCCACAGAGACAGTGCCGGTCGCATCCTGGGCGGTCCATGCCGTCGCAACGGTCATCTCTTTGGATCCACCGTTGTAGTCGCTGCCCTGGCGAACCTGGCTGCCGAGCAGATGGCTGCCGGTGATCTGCACCCACGCGCCGTTGTACGCGTCGTCAGTTCCGCTGGCGTTGAGATCGAGGACGATGCTCGTGGTCGTACCGCCGTTCTGCGCGGTGTTGCTCCGCGAGGGCGAATCGCCGACCACGTCGCCAGAACCGACGTCGTTCGCGGTCTGGTACCGCTCGACCAGCAGGCCGCCGTCGCGTCCGGACGCGCCCACGCCCGCGTTCACCTTGATCAGGTTGTCCGCGTAGATCGTGGTCGCGCCCTGGTGCTGGAACGTCGCGCCCTGGACGAGCGCGGTCCCGGCCACGGTCATGTTGCCATTGATGACGACGTTGCCGTCCGAGTCGACGTAGAAGATCTCGTTTCCGCCCGAGTCGCGGACCGAGTGTTTCTTCGACCCGCTCGCATCGCCGAGCTGAGTGATGACGTGCCCGTCGTCGCTCTTCAGCGTCAGGTCGCCAGTCGAGGTGTTGACCGTCATCGCGCCGGCGCCGGTGATCGCCTGCGCGGCCGCGATGGCCAGGCCGGCGCTGAACGTCGCCAGGTTGGTAAACGTCGAGGTGTTCGCGCGGATGGTGAGATCGTCACCGGTGCCGAGCGGCCGGAACCGACCGGTTCGCGCACCGCCGCCGTCCAACTCCGCAATCCAAAGCAGGTTCTGTGCCGCCACGGGGTACTCCTTCTCGCGTCTGTGTGTGCTCGCGTCCTGGTGGATGGAATCGAGATGGAATCAGGCGGACGGGGCGGCCCCTGGCGGGGACGGGTCAGCCGGGCAAGTCTATGGCCCGGCCATGCCGGGCTTCAAGCCTTCTCGGCGGACTTGTCCTCGGCGGTCGGCGGCGGGCTCGCAGGCGCGGCTGGCTTGGCGGGCTTCATCTGCGCAGTGCCGCCGTTGCCGAGCTTGACCAGCTCCAGCTCGACCTCGGCCAGCGCGTGCATGAGCCCAGCGCGCTCGCGGATCAGCCTGGCCCGGGCGCGGCCGCGCTCGATCGCCTGGATCTTGTCGCGGACGCCGGCCACGTCGGTGATCTGCTGGATCTGCGCGAACGCCAGGTCCTCGGCGGTCGATGCATGCGAAGACGCATCGTCGAGCGTCTTCTTCGCACGGATCACCGCGAGCTGCGCCACCTCCTCGGGCGTGGCCTGCACCGCCACTGCCTGGCCTGGCCGCCTGGCCTGCTGTCGGGCGGGCACCGCGGGCTTTCCCTTCGTCGTCTGCTTCGGGATCTTCATCGTCTCGTCCTCCGCACCTGCGTCAGCTCGTGCATCCTCTTGCACGCGTCGTCGTACTTGCTCTCGGGGCTGCCCAGGTACTCGTTCACGAGCTTCCTGGCCGTGTCGCTGTCGGTGAACTGGAACGACGTCTCGCCGCGCTCGTTGAGCCTGGTCCCAGTGAACGGGACGCCCCTCGCGAAGAGGAACCCGGCGAGCCGGTAGCTGACGAACTCGAACGTCTCTGGCTGCTGCTCGGGCATACATACCTGCGAGGACTGAATCAAGCCGGGAACTCGGGACCGGTTCTGACGAAGAACTCCGAGTCGCTGATCGCCATGCCCATGGGGATGATCGCGGCGTTCGCCGGGACGGGCGCGTTGGTGAGAACACCGGCGGCCGCGCCAACGTGGTACTGCGCGCCGGCGACCAGACCTTCGAATCCACCGACGAGCCCCGAGTACCGCACCGCGGCGAGCCCGTTCAGCAGCCCGACGCAGATGCCGGAGCCGCGCTCGTGGACGAGCGCGTTGGCCCTCGTGGCCACGCCGGCAATGACGATCACAGGCTCGCGCACCAGCAGCCCCGCGCCGGCGGTGTGGAAGTACGTCGATCCGTCGATGCCGACCCACCGCGCACCGTCCCACACGAACGAGCCGATGCCAGCCAGGTGCCGGCCCATCCCGGGGAACGGGTTGTTGGGCAGGCTCGAGGCGACTGAAAACGGCAGCGCCGGGTTCTTCCGCTCCATCAGGCGGCGTCCTCGCCGGCGAACCACTTCTCCCACTCAGAGCGCGGCACGTTGAGCACGGTGTCCGGCTGGCCCGCGCGCAGGTGCTCGCGCGCCA